AAGATGATGAGCCAGTCCCTAGACAACGAATTTATTATTAGGAGTAATAACATGGTAAAAAAAACAGTAGTAAAAAAAATAGCAAAGACTATTAAGCCAAAGCCAAAACCAAAGGCACCAAAAGTACGTAGGGCACAAGGAAACCAGCCGCCAGGAAGAGTTGGTACTATGCAAAATCCTGCTAGTAAATCTGTAACTAAGTCAAAACCAAATACAACAACAGCTAAAAAAACAACAACTCCTAAGTCAACTGGATTTTCAACAAAGCCTCAAGCAACAGGTACAAGAAGTCTTAAAGGAACTCCAACTAAAAAAGGAATTTCTAATACTGCTAAAGCAGCAGGAGCGGCTGTAGTAGGAACAGGTGCGGCTGTAGCTTTAAATAAAAATAAAGGCGGATCATTTGATGATGCTTTTAGAAAAGCTAGAGCTAAAGGTGAAGGTACTAACTTTACTCACAAAGGTAAAAAATATACAGCTGTAACTAAAGATGATCTTAAAAATAAAGGTTATTCAAGTCTAGCTGCTTATAACAAAGCTGGCGGTAGAAAAAAAATAGATTCTAGCAAGGCTGCTAAAAAAGTAGTAAGCGAAGTTAATAAAAACAAAAAAAGAAAAAGACCTTTAATCAATGCAGTTAAAAGAGTTCTTCTAGGCAAAGATAAAAAGTTCGGTGGCGATAGAGGACTTATTGACTTTCTTGGCAAGCGTGAAAAAAAGAAAAAATCAAATACACCAGGATTTAAAAGTGGCGGTTCGGTTGTAAGTCCTAAGAGATCTTCTTCAAGAAGAGGAGTTGGTGCAGCTAAAAGAGGTTTTGGTAAAGCTTTAAGATAATGGGCATTAAGAAAACAGGGGTTACACACATTAGCAAGTTTGTAAAAAAAGTTGTAAAAAAAGCTAAAGCCCCTAAAGTTGATAAACTAAAAACTAAAATACATAATAAAGAAAATAGGCTTCAACAAGATTCTCCACACATAAGCAACAAAGCTTATAACAGAGACTCAAGAGAAATTGCAGAAATGAAGAGAGAGCTAGGCAAACTAATAAAGGACTAACATGGCAGACATAGATAAGGCTATTACTTTTGAGGATCAAGTAGAACTAGGAGTTCGTGATCGTTCAAAGGAAATGGAAGTTGAGGTTGACATTGAAGAAGAGAATCCCGACTTCGAAGGCTTTGAGGAAATGGACGATGGCTCTATTATGTTCGGTGCCCCAACTCCTCCTATGGAAGATACCAACTTCTATGCCAACCTAGCAGAAGACTTAGACTCATCTGAACTCACCAGTGTTGTTAATGATCTTATGGGCAACATTGATTCTGATAAAGAATCAAGATCCGATTGGGAGAAGACTTACAAAGACGGACTTGAATACTTAGGTATGAAGTACGAGGAAAGATCTCAACCATTCGAAGGTGCCTCTGGAGTTATGCATCCGTTATTAGCAGAATCCGTTACCCAGTTCCAAGCACAGGCTTATAACGAACTACTACCATCTCAAGGGCCTGTAAAGACTCAGGTTATTGGTATGGCTAATGCTGAAACAGAGCAACAAGCATCACGTGTGCAAGAGTTCATGAACTATCAGCTCATGCAAGTCATGAAAGAGTATGATCCTGAGACAGATCAGATGTTGTTTTATCTACCATTATCAGGTTCTGCATTTAGAAAAGTCTACTACGATCAGAATCTAGGCAGAGCTGTATCAAAGTTTATACCTAGTGAGGACTTAATCGTACCTTACGCTGCTACTGACTTACATAGTGCTACAAGAATTACTCATGTCATTGATATGTCAATGAATGATATTAAGAAACTACAGCAAGTTGGCTTTTATCGTGACGTAGATATATCTACAGGAAGCATGATGGCTGACGATATTGACGATGTTCAGTCAGAAATAGACGAGCTTCAAGGCGTTAGCCCTAGTTACGATGATGATGATACATGCAGAGTGCATGAAGTTCATACTGAACTAGACTTAGAAGGCTACGAGGATCTTGACTCTGAAGGCGAAGAAACAGGCATAAAATTACCATATATCATTACTATAGCTAATGATAAAGTCCTATCTATACGTAGGAATTACAAAGAAACAGATCAATTAAAGCAACGTATTAACTACTTTGTTCACTATAAATTCTTACCAGGTCTAGGATTCTACGGCTTTGGTTTGACTCACATGATAGGCGGCTTGTCTAAAGCATCGACTTCGATACTAAGACAGCTAATTGATTCAGGTACTCTATCTAACTTACCTGCTGGATTTAAAGCCCGAGGCATTCGTATTCGTAATGATGACCAGCCGTTACAACCTGGTGAGTTCAGAGACATGGATGCTCCAGGCGGAAGTTTGCGAGATGCCTTTGTACCGTTACCTTTTAAGGAACCAAGCCAAACCCTACTCTCTCTCCTGGGTATCTTGGTCGACAGTGGAAGGCGTTTCGCTTCGATAGCTGATACACAAGTTGGCGATGGAAATCAGAATGCCCCTGTTGGAACAACGATTGCGTTATTAGAACGTGGCACTCGTGTTATGAGTGCGATCCACAAAAGATTACATGCTTCTCAAAGAATAGAGTTTGAAATACTAGCCTCTGTCTTTAGTGAATACTTACCACCAGACTATCCTTACTTTACAGCTAACGGCAACCAAACTATCAAAGCTCAAGACTTTGATGAAAGAGTAGACGTATTACCTGTATCAGATCCTAATACTTTCTCCATGAGTCAAAGAGTTATGATGGCTCAAGAGATATTAAGAACCGTACAAAGTAATCCTGAGATACATGGCCCAAGTGGAATGCATGAAGCATACAGAAGAATGTATGGTGCTATGGGAGTTCAGAATATTGAACAGCTCCTACCACCACCACCTCAACCACAACCTATGGATCCTGCTAATGAAAACGCAGCATTGATAGCAGGTATGCCAGCTCAAGCTTTTGCTGGACAAGATCACGATGCACATATTAACTCTCACATGTCCCTATACGGAACTATGACAGCTCAAGCAAATCCTATGGTGCTATCTTTAATTCAGTCACATATTTATCAGCATATATCTTTTAGAGCTTCTGAGATAGTTGATGAACAGAATGCACAGAACCCAGAGTTCCAGCAAATGATGCAACAGATCCAACAACTACCACCAGAACAATCTGCTCAATACATGCAACAGATACAAGACAAGGTTGCTAAAGATATAGCCGCTGTAGTTGCTCAGTTGACTGAACAGATCAACGCTATGTTTATGCCGCCTCAACCGCAACCTGATCCTTTAGTAGAATTAAGAGGTAAGGAATTAGATATTAAAGCTGATGATGTACAGAGAAAACGTGAAGAGTTTGCACAAAGACAAGAGTTTGATGCTATGAAATCTATGGATAATACCAATCTTGCAGAACAGCGTTTGGCAATTCAAAGAGAAATAGCTACAATGAAGGACGACATAGCTAGAGATCGTATGGATCAAGCAGCACAATTTAAAGCTATGGATATAATGAGAGGATAATTATGAGTTCAGTTAGACAAAAAATGCAGGTTGTTAATAAAGAACAACTTAAGAAAGAAGAGGAGATAAACAATGGCAATGGGACGATCATCAATGAGGATGCAGATAGAAAAATCGACATCGAAGCTATCGCCAAAAAAGCAGACAAAGATGCCGCGAAGCTCCTTAAAGAAACCGCAGCAAAAGTTAAAAAAGAAACACCAAAAGCTAAAGTTAAGTCTAAGCCTAAAGCTAAGACCGTAGCTAAGAAAAAAGGCAGACCAGCAGGAAGTAAGAGTAAGAAGTAGTATGCCCTTAAAAAAAGGTAGCAGTAGAAAGACTATATCTGCTAACATAGGTGAATTGGTTAAAAGTGGTAAGAAACAAAAAACTGCTATTGCCATTGCTTTAAATGAAGCAAGAAAGAAAAAGTTAAACAAAAGAGGAAAGTAATATGACAAAAGTAAAATCAAGCGTAACGATTAAAGATCAAGGTACTGTTAATTACTCTGATCTTAAAAAGATTCCTAACGGATCAGCTCCTCAGCCTAAGGGTTACGGTGGCGGTGAATCAAGAGGCGGCGGTGCTGCACTTAGAGGTAAGAAGTTTAAAGGAATTTCTTAATGGGATTATTTAAAGACGCTATGAGAAAAGGCATACCTGGCAGAGATGCAGGTGCTTCTATGGGAGGAACTATGCCTGAGGCACCTAGACCTACTTTAATTCAAGGCGGCCCAGCTTACTTTACTCCCGAAGGTTACAGACCTCCAATGCAACCGCAACAAGCTTTCATGCCTACAGATACTATGGGCGATCCTATTGGTGATATGTTTAGAAGACAGTTGCCTCCAGTTCGTGGGCCTAGCCTACCAAGATTGCCACCTCAAAAAGATCCTAGAGATGGTTTTATTTCCATAGGAGGAGTAGGAGGCAACGATGGAATAGATGATCCTAGAATGCAGCCTATGCCTTCTCCTATCAATGCAGATCCTGGCGATTATATGCCAAGAGATCCAGGAGCAGGTATGATTGCAAACCCTGCACCTACTCCACCAGAGATGGGCGGTGGCACAGTAGATATGATGGTTATAGTTTATGGCCCTGATGGAAAAATGTATAGCTCCCCTGGTGCAGCAAGGCGTGCAGGAGTAACAGATTTTAGTATGACTAATCCTAATTCAAAACCATTCCCTCAAGAAGCAATTGATGCTTTTAAGCCACCACAAGACAATCAATTACCACAACCTCCAATCCCACCTATGGCACCACCAATGATGCCTCCAGTGAATATAGATCGCCCTATGATTAGGGGTTTAGAAGACAGAGAGATTGTGAATGACTTTATGTCAATAGAAAGAATGAATGAACCTAGAGATGAGTTTATACCTCGTATGCCTAATGAGAACCCTGTTCCATTTATACCTCCAGTAGAAATGCCTAGAGATATGCCTCCTATAATGCCTCCATCATTTGAAAGAATAGAAGAAGATCCAAGAATGCCATTGGAAGAACCAATAGCAATGCCAAGGAATCCAGAGATGGTAGCAGAGATTCAAAGAAGAATGGCTCCACCTCCTATGATGCCTGAGTTACCAGAGATCATACCAGAGCCAATACCTATGCAACCAAGGATGCCAATGCCTGCACCAATAGCAGCACCGATACCACGAAGAGATCCTATGCCTATGGCACCAGTAGAGTTACCAAGAATAGAATTACCAAGAATAAATAGACAAATACCTATGATGCCTATGATGGGAGGAAGGGGTAGACGTTAATAGTTTTAATTAGGAGAGAGCTAATTGGACGGAATAAGACTAGCAGAGTATTTTCTTAAGACTTTGCGAGATAGAGAAAGAAACACTGTTGACATTATTGCTAGTGGCAATATAAAATCAATGGAAGATTACAAATATCTTATGGGAGAGTTATCAGCGATTCGTTCCCTACAACAAGATTTAAGAGAAACGCTGCAAATGGATGATAACGATGGTTGATACAATCGCACAAAAAACAAAATTTGAACAACACAAAGAAGATGTTGCAAAACAAAAAGCTGAAGAAAACTCAGAACTAGACAAAGCTTTTATAAAATCAGACGAAAGGGTATTAGATCCTAAACTACTAGACAAATCACTACTTGACAGAATGCCTAATCCTGCGGGATGGCGTATGCTCGTATTACCATACAGAGGTAAAGGGCAAACAGAAGGCGGTATTCAATTAGTAAAAGAAACTGTAGATAGAGAAGCTCTATCAACTGTTATCTGTTACGTTTTAAAAGTAGGCCCTTTAGCTTATAAAGATAATAAATTTGGTGAGTCAGATAAAAGATCTCCTTGGTGTAAGAAAGGTGATTGGATTTTGATTGGCAGATATGCGGGAACTCGTTTTAGATTAGAAGACGATAACGAAGTTCGCATTATTAATGATGATGAAGTGATTGCAACAATCCTTGATCCAGACGATATTAAATCTTTATAGGAGTAAAGAATGAGCGAAGAAGCACAAAACATAGACGTAGAAATTACAGAAGAAAAAATAGAAAAAGCAGCACTTCCAGAAAATAGAAGAGTAGAAGAAGTAGTACAAGATAGTGCTGTTGAGATTGAAATAGAAAAAGATGTATCTCCAGTATCTGAAGACGAAGTTAAAGAAGACTTTGAAGTTTCACCTAAAGTAGAAGAGAAAGCAAAGGATCAGTCAGAAGTAGAAAAGAGAGCTACTCTTGCACAAAATAGAATTAACAAAGCTGTAGCACAAGCCAAGGAGTTCCAAAGAAGGGAGCTGATGGCTATTCAATATGCTAATGATCTTAAAGATCAGAATCAAAAGTTAAGACAATCTCAGAAAACTTTTCAATCTAGTTATGGTGATGAGTTTGGTAACAGGGTTGAATCTCAACTTAGCTTATCAAAACAAGCATTAAGACAAGCAACTGAAGCTGGAGACTCTGAAGCTATAGCAACAGCAACCGAAGCTTTAAGCATGGCAACTTCTGATAAAGCTAGACATGAACAGTATCTAATTCAACAAAAACAATATGATGCTCAAGAGCAAGCTTACGAGCAACAAGTTCAACAGCAACAAGAATATCAACAAGCTCAACCTGTTCAAGAAGAATATAATGAGCCATCAGACAAAGCGAGAGAGTGGGCAAATAAGAACACTTGGTTTGGAAAAGACCAAGTTGCAACGAGTGTTGCTTTTGCAGTTCACAAACAATTAGAGACTGAAGGCTTTGACACAGAGAGCGATGAATACTACACTGAGATAAACAAGCGAGTGCAACAAGAGTTGCCTCAAAGATTTAACGTGGAGGCAGACAAAAAACCCGTCCAAACTGTCGCCTCAGCCACACGCAACACATCGACTGGACGCAAACAAAATCGTATCGAGTTGACACCGAGCGAACAGCAACTAGCTAAGAAGCTTGGAGTGTCATTTAAAGATTACGCAATACAAAAAGCGAGGTTACAAAAATCATGAGCAAAGAAATAGATAACAAAACTGAAGATAACAGATCTACTAGAAACTCTGAGACTAGAGAGACAAAAGCTAGACCTAAGGTTTGGAAGATGCCTTCAGCGTTAGAATTACCTGAGGAAGCTGTAAGTTTAGCTGAATCACAAGGTATTACTTATCGTTGGATCAGAGAGTCTGTGCTAGGCCAAGATGACAAAACGAATGTCTCAAAAAGATTTCGTGAAGGATTCGAGGTTGTTAGACCAGATGAGTTACCTGGTTTTCATGACTTACCTACGGTCGATGATGGTCGTCACGCAGGAGTAATTGGAGTGGGTGGGTTGATACTGTGCAAAATAGACAAAGAAATCGCAGATCAAAGAAATAGCTTCTTTGAACAACAAACTCAGAACCAAATGTCTGCTGTAGAAAATGACCTAATGCGTGAAGAGAATCCAGCGATGCCGATCTCAAGAGAGATTAAATCAAAGGTGACTTTTGGTGGAGGAAACAGGGGATAACCTTGGGAACTCTTAAATAATTTTATAAAAATAGGAATAAAAAAATGGCAAATCAAGATGCTTCATTTGGATTAAAGCCTGTAAGAATGATGGGTGGCTCACCCTACACAGGCGGACAAAGTCGTTATAGAATTGCTAACAATTATGGTACCAGTATCTTTCAAGGAGATATGGTAATGCAGGTTACTGGAGGCGGTGTAGAAATACATGCTGACGGTGGTACTGTACCGATTGTTGGTGTTTTTAACGGATGTACTTATACAGATCCAACAACAAAAGAGCCAACATTTAGTAATTTTTATCCTGCTAGCACCGCTGCTGCAGATATAATTGCTTTCATAGTCGATGATCCTAACGTGGTCTTCGAGATTCAAGCAGACGACACTTTTCCAGTGGCTGATCTGTTTGGTAACTTTGACATTGTTTACACAACCGCAGGAAGTACCGTAACAGGTATCTCTGGAGCAGAGTTAGATGTCACAACAGGTGCTACAACAGCTGGTTTACCGCTTAAAGCGATTGATATTTCAGAAGATCCTGAAAATTCAGACGTTGCAACGGCTAATACCAATGTTCTATGCGTAATTCAAAATCATATCTGCGGCCAAAAGGGTGCAGGTTTAGCATAATAGGAGTATAACTAATGGCTATAAGTAGATCGCAATTGGCGAAAGAATTAGAACCAGGATTAAATGCCTTGTTCGGAATGGAATATGCTAGGTATGAATCACAACATGCAGAAATATTTGAGACAGAATCCTCAGATAGAGCATTTGAAGAAGAAACCATGATCGTTGGTTTCGGTAACGCGAAGACTAAAACTGAAGGACAAGGGGTTGCTTATGACTCTGCATCTGAAGGCTTTACTTCTAGGTATTCACATGAAACCATCGCGTTAGCATTTGCACTAACTGAAGAAGCAATCGAAGATAATCTGTATGACAGATTAGGAGCTAGATATACAAAAGCTCTAGCAAGATCTATGGCACATACGAAGCAAGTAAAAGCTGCTTCTGTGCTTAACAACGCATTCTCATCAAGCTTTACAGGCGGCGATGGTGTTGCACTAGTAAGTACAGCTCACCCATTATCAGGTGGCGGTACTTTTAGTAATAGACCTAGCACTTATTCAGACTTGAATGAGACTTCATTAGAAGATGCTCTTATCTCTGTTTCAACTTTTGTTGATGACAGAAATATGGTTATTGCTTTACAAGGTAAGAAGTTAGTAGTACCACCACAATTACAATTTGTGGTTGATAGACTACTTCAAACTCCTGGTAGAGTAAGTACATCTGACAATGACATCAACTCTATTAAGAATATGGGCATGGTATCCGAAGGGTACACTGTTAATAACTTCTTAACAGATAATGATGCGTGGTTCTTGATGACAGACTGTCCTGATGGATTTAAACACTTCGAGAGATCTCCTCTTTCAACTTCTATGGAAGGTGACTTTGATACTGGCAACGTCAGATTCAAAGCTAGAGAAAGATACTCATTTGGATTCTCAAATCCAAGAGCAGTGTTTGCATCTCAAGGTGCATAATCTTAATTGATTATTTAAAGGGAGCTTCGGCTCCCTTTTTTTTTAGATCAAACTAATATACAATCGAAGGACTAGGATTTATTAATTTGTTTTATCAACTGACCTAGCAGACAAGCCGAGATGATAAAACTTATTTCCGTAGGAGGAAATTATGGCAAATTCAACATTTAACGGGCCAGTCAGGTCTGAGAATGGTTTTAAAGTAATATCAGTAAATAGCACTACAGGTGCAGAAACTGATGTTGTAAATATTGCATCTACAGGTATTGTTACTAATAAGTATGTAAAGCACGTTGGTTTTGCAACTGGAGTAACAGTTAATAGTACAGCAGGAGACTCACCAGCTATAGGTGAATTTACACAACCAGCAAACACAATCATTACAGATATTAAAA